TGATGGATTGAGTGCGAAACTCTTGCACTGTAGTAACAGGAACTAAACCAACACGCTTGACATCAATACCACGAGAAACCATCATGTCTTTAGACACAGCAGATTCTGTCTCAAAGTAAATTACTTGAGCATTTGGCGTATTGCTAAGGAAGTGCTTGACGATTGAAAGAGCAAAGAAAGTTTTGCCCGTTGAGGATTCGCCCGCCAGTGCCGTGATTTTGTTGGCAGGTAATCCACCATAGATGCTACCAGAAATAAGAGCATTGAGAATGTAGCTACCAGTATCCACAAACGATTCACAGTCACCAGATGTGATTCCATCTTCAACAACACTTGCGTATTCATTATCTAACTCCTTAATAACGGATTGTAAAAAATTCATAATACCTCAACCAAAAAAACTTACAAGCGAAATGCGTTTTTCATATTGCCAATCAATACATTCTAGCACAGTTTTTAGCGGTTCGAGAAATGACTTTTCAAACTGTGTCGTATAGTCAACATATTTCTCAAGATTTAATTCTTTAGGAAGTTGTTGAAAGAAAGCAATAACATTTTCATAAATTGGATTTGGGGTCTTAAGATATAAAAATTTAATCTTTTCCCCTTCTTGGATAATAGGATACTTATGCTCTAGATTGTTTTTGTGAATGTAATAATTATATAGCAAAGCACCACGCACCTGAATCGGTGTTGACTTCTGATAGATGTCAGCAGCACTACGATACTTCTTCAAACCATTACATCCCCGAGGAAACGCAATATCAAGATAGTTTTGTTTCTTTGTATCTTCTTTGATTTCGTTGATAAACTGAATCAATTCTTCGTTATCTTTAGTAATAATAATTGTGTATGCTTGTATTAGTTTATCCCTAAAATAAGTGGGAGTAGATGAGCGAGCGGTTTCCATACCACAAATTTTCATCTTTGGTTTAGTATAACGCACACCTTCACTATCCCACACGTTGAGCACATAGCGTTTCTTCGCAGTCCAGAAACCACGCTCAGCAATGTTTTCGCGCTTCATCTTCATCATTTGCGCGTATGCATTGAGGTAGTCGGCCAACTCTTGGTAAGAATTTTCAATATACTTTTCAAATTCCATTTCACAGACCTTATCAAGGAAAGAAACAATGCTTTCACTAGTTTTCTCTCTGCCAGCGAATACCTTGTCCACCAACGGACCAAGATTAAGATACATAGAATCAGTATCAGAAGCAATAACATAATCAACATCCTTTGACTTTAAAATTTTATTCAGATAAGCATTCATCTTATTACCAATCCAGCGAATAGCAAGCTGACCTGATAGTGTGATTGCTTCAGCAATTTCAAGTTTATAGTAACGAAAATGCTCGTTACCAATAGCACCATAAGCAGAGTTGAGTTGAATCTTACGTGCCATCTGAATGTTATTACAGCGAGCGATCTCTTTTTTTAATTCAATGCTAGGAGTTTTTTCATACTGTTGCTTAGCAACTAGCATCTTTTTTTTGTAGATAGTGCGGTCTTCATAAATTCTCTCCATCAGCTTAGGAAGAAACCCTTGATACTTGGTGGTATAGTGCGTCCCATTGGCGCACAGAGTCTCCTCTGTGAGGTCTGAGGTGTCGTGCTCCTTGGCGAGTAACATGTCAACGTTGACGTTACTGCGGCGTGGTAAGAGGGTCTCAGGCGATAGATTGTATTGCATGATGAGGTGAGGATACAGAGAGTTAAGGTCAAACGAAACAATCCAGTCATACATACCTGGAATAGGTTCTTTCACATATGCACCAGCATATTTTGAATCCTTTACACTGTCTTTCTTGGGAGGAATGACAACTCTCATCTTATCCAAATAGATGTATATAATGTTATCCCACATACGCACCTGAGAATATACATCCTCATAGTTTACCTTAGCGTCATATGCCATTGTAAACGCCAGATCAATCAGTTTCATCTTGTCTTCTAGTTGGTCAACAAGACGCACGTCATGAATGTTATACAGCACAAACTTATTCCAATCTTTTGTATAAAATTCTTTGAAGGTATCAAACTCAGAGTGATCAAGTTTCTTGGCATCTAATTCTACTGAGCAAATGTGATCCAGACGATATGATTCCTGATTTGTATAAGTAAACTTCTTATACAATTCCAGGTAATCAAGACACGAAATGCCAGGAATATCATATGCAATCTGTTTGCGCCCCTTGATATAAATCTCACGAGAAGAAATTAATTTCCACGGCGACAGAAGTTTGGTATGGTCTTCGCCCAAAATTTTATTCATGCGACGACAGATATATGGAATATCAAACAGTTGTACATTCCAACCTGTAATCACATCTGGGGTATTTTCCTGCCACCATCCGAGGAAGCTAGAAAGGAGTTTCGTCTCATCGTTACAGTGGATGTAATCAACCTGTCTGTCTTCATTCTTGAAACTTTTTGATCCCCAAACAGTAATCCTATTTGTAAAAGAATCACGGATAGAAATAAGGAGAATTTCTTGGTCTGATGATTCGACATCAGGAAAACCATTCTCTGCTCCAGTTTCAATATCCAAAGTAAATGTGCGGATGAGAGAAGAATCGAAACGAATCTCGTCATCAGAATATGCCTCGTTGATATACTGATACAGGTATCTAGTGTTTCCATGAATCTCAAATCCTTCTACACCCTCATATTGATTGATAAACTGACGACAATCATTAATAGAACCAGGGCGCACCTCTTTGAGGTAACGCCCATCCAGACTCTTGTGATCTGTTTGCTTATTACTAAGCACGTATAGTTTTGGATTGTAACTTACACGATATTGAACTCTTTCACCTTTTTCATAACCACGAATCAGAATACGATTTCCGACTTGCTCAACATTCGTATAGAATTTCATTCCGTTAACTTGCGATAGTATTCAAGGATTTCATATGAAGGATCATATAGGGTAAGTATATCATCCGCTCGCAAATAAATCTGCGTTTGCTTAGTGTGAAGAGGAAACTTCTGGAAAAGAAGATAATCATATTGAGTTATTAAATTCTCATTTCCATTTCTAATTTCCAATTCTTCTTTTGATCCAAGAAAAACTGTATTATCAGAAGGATTGTGAGTATCTTCTTTGCTATAAGTCCAGTGAGTTTCTTCAACTAATTTGTATGGATTGTGAAGCAAACACTCAGGAGCAACATCTCTTTCTTCTATACGCGCAATCAAATAAGTATCATAAGGATTCTTCAGTAACACTATCTGAATCGGAATCTCCTCCATCTCCTGATTCTGCAGAAGATTCATCATCTCCTGATTCGTTATTTGCTCGGTCATCTTCTACTAGCTCCTCACCAAATTTTTCCATATATGCATTGAGAATAGATTCTTCTACTTCACCAATAGCAATTAGGGCATCGTAAGAAACTCTAAATTGTTTATCGGAAGAAAAAGGAATCCATTTTGTGAAATTAACTTCGAAGTCTCCAGACTCTTCTTTAGGACGAAGAGTGAGAATATATGGACAACGAAGCAATAGGCAGACTGGTTTATTAGTCTCGTTATCAAATACTTCTGCTAATCCAGAAACAACTCGCTCGCCCGTTTTAAGGACTACTACTTTAGGAATCATAAACTTAACTCTCTATCTTGTTTACTACGGAGGTACTGTGTCATTCTATCAAGGTATCCACGATTACGCAAGTCCTTAAAAATAAGGTTTTCAAATGAAAACTCTCCACCTTTTTGGATTGCTGCAGATCTCATGGTCCTAAATTTTTCTTTTAATTTTTCAAACGCCTCTTCTTCTGCATTCATTGAAATAAGATCATCAATCTTATCAATGTAATCTTGAATTTTTTGTAAAAGAAGTGGATTGTTATAATCCACTTCTTGTTTTTGCGGCGTTACTATCCATTGATTTTTAGCAACACTAAAAACTCCCTGGTTAATTGGGTATGGAATACTTACGTCTTGAGCATAAAGCTCAACGTCGTATCCATATATTTTAATATCGTGGGTGAAAGACCAGAGTTGCTTCTTGTCTCTAAGGTAATCATCAAGAAGATCACCACAGTTAGTAATAGCCTCTTTGGAGACCACAAGATGCAAATCCAAATCAGACTTGTCAGTATAGTTGTAGTTAGCATTGCCACCAACCAGGATGACATCTATTATAGCATTGTTTGGAATATTTGCAAAGCTTGCCCACTTGCTTGCTATCTGCAACAGTTTATCACGGACCTCTGGTTTTAGATTCGTGTCATTCCAGATCTTAGGATTTAATTTGTCATGGTATTGTAAAGTTATTTTTAACTCATTCAAAAAATCTTTATAAGATCTCATCCGACACCTATTTCTCTTCCAAGATATTTATAAATTACTCAACCGTATTTTCTCCAGGGAAATTTGAATCTCGGTCTTCGGTTAAAAACTTTGGGACGGGTAATTCCACATTGCCAAATTTATAAACTGTTTTTTTCTGATGCTCTGGAATAACTTTCTCTAATAAGATTGTTAGTAAACCATCAGCAAAATTTACAGAGGATACTCTGACATCATCTGCGAGCTGCCAACTGTGGGCAAACGAACGCTTGGAGAGACCTTTGTGAACATACACTCGTTCAGAATCTCGTTTCTCAACTTTAGAGGCAACTCTGAGAATGTTTTGTTCTGTAGAGACTTCGATCTCATCTGATTTAAATCCTGCCAAAGCGACTTCAATTTCGTAGTTAGCATTATCATGTTTGATAATATTATAAGGAGGATAACTTGTGTTATGACCAGACATTGCATCTAGTCTATTAAAAATATTTTCTAATCCTACGTTAAAGGGATTATAAACATCCCAAGTATTAACGGTATATGTATTTGTCATTTGATTGCTCCTTGAATAAGCGAGTGTTAATTGAGACCCCGAAGGCATCTCTTAATATTATATATCAAGGAGCAATAAAAAGGGGAGTGTAGACTCCCCTACAAAATTATACGGTCTCTGCGGTCTTCTTACGACCAATATTGTATTTACTTTCAAGAGTCCATTCATCCTTTTCTTTAAAGGCAAGGATCTTGATTTGATTAAGAGGAGCAACATCAGAAATTGTTTCTGCTTTTACAACAGTAATCAATCCCCAGTCACTTAGCAACTGAATAATTCTATTTCTACGTTGTAAATCATTTATAGAAAGATTTGTATTTTTGCCATCAAGAGCAAACAACTCTTTAAAATGGACAATATAATACTTGCCTTGTTTATGTAAAATATGGCAAGACTGATAAATTGTTTTTTCTTTTCTGGAAGCAACCCCGATGCGAGTAAGAGTCTCTCGAACCTTTAAAAAATCATCAGGTTCGTTGAGCATCACTTCAACCATATCAGTTTGATTCCACTTAACTTCTACATCCGTTGTCATTTTCTTCCACCTTTATTTACTAAGCGTTTAATCTGATCAAGTTGTTCTTTAGATAAAATTCTCAATGCTTGTAAAGCTTTATCATCGTTATACCCATAATATTCTTTCACTGCATCAAGACAATCTATAGAAGTTTTTTTCTCCCAAGGACTAAAACGTTTTCTTGGACTGATACTATTTATAAAAAAGTCGTATTGAAGTTTTTTATCTAGATGACTGTTTAAATTCATCTGATTGGAAAACAATATCGTATCAACAAAAGAAGAAAGACATTTATTTACAATGAATGCTGGATAAGCATTCTCAGACTCAGCATCTTCAATGATAGATTTTTTAGTCTGATTAATCGAAGTCATATACTGTGATAAAGTTGGTTTCATGAAATAACTCTGATAGGTCCGATAACTCCACGCTTAGAAGCATTTAACTTCCAGATATATGTTTCACCTGTACGCTTAGTCGCAACAATCTCATCGCCCTGTATAACAGCGGTAAAAATATCACTTCCAAAAGTGGCAAGAGGACCTCCAGTAGAGGTTGTGCGTAATTCAATTCTACCATTCACTACTCGCACAAATCTGCTTACATCATTTTTCATCATAGTTTCTATTACAAATTGCTTGAAGGATTTCATTTACCAATACATTTTATAAGTATTTATGGCGAGGGATAATTTACAATCAATAATTCTGCACGATCTTTTTGCTCATCCATGTAGTCACCTACGGAGCGCATTGTATAAGTCAAATCCCATTTTGTTTGAATATAATCTTTATACCATTCCATCAGTGTTGGATTTGTATTGTAAGTAATCATCCAAAGATCTTTTACATTGCCTTGCGTCATATAAGCGTGAAACATTTGATGATCAAATCCTTTATGAAGTTGACCACCTTTTCCATATAGATTGTCTTTAATATCATATGGAGGATCTAGAAACCAGAAGGTGCCGACTGGTGCAGGTGTTTGCATCATTTCCCAATAAGGATAATTAGTAATCTTCCAGTTCTGAATCAGTTTGGAATATTCTTTGAGGTTTTCAATTCCTTGCATTGAGAAGTTGGCAATACTTGCTTGACCTGAAAAAGAGCTTGATTCAGTAAGCCCAGAGAAACTGCACTTGTTAATAACATAGAAAGCAGCAGCACGATATAAATCTTCTGACTCTTCATGGTTTATTTCAATTTTCATTTGATTAAAGAGTGCTCTACCTTTATCGTAGTACTCTTCCAGTTCTTTTTCCAGTTCTTTATTGTCAGGCACATCCCAAAGCAACGTTTTGTTTTCTTTTTTATCTGGCACTGGTCCAAGGTCTTCTTTGTATCCTTTTAGAATCTCATACAGACCATCTACTTCATCACGCAGAATACACCAGAAAGTAAACAAAGGATTGTAAAGGTCATTTACCCACACAGGAATGTCTGGGTTTTCTTTAGTGAATGCGATAGCAACACTACCACCACCTAGAAAAGGCTCACGATATTCTATGATGCGTCTAGGGAATTTGGGCAATAGATATTTAACAGCACGAGATTTGCCGCCAGGATAACGAAGAGGGGTTTTGAGAGAATTCATTCTATAAAAGCTCCAAGAGGTGATTGCTGCTTGACATTGTTTTTACAAGTATACCACAGGTCATATAGCATTTTTTCTTTGATATCAAACCACGATAGTTTATCATCTTTTAGTGTTTTCCATACATTGCCAGTCCATACTAGTTCTGTTTTTATTTTGGAAAAGTCAATATCAATATCTTTTCCATTATCTAATTTATATTTTTTAATAACATTCTTTATTTCTTCTCCAGTTGTAGAAAGTAAATATCTTTCTTCAAAATTAACTAACCAATACCAGTCCGCATATTTAAGTGGCAACTTTTTTTTGTTATTACCTCTGCGATTTTTAAATCTAAATTTACTTTTATTGCGAATTTTTTTCATTTGAATAGTGCCTATGTTACGAGCAGTATCCAAATCATAATGTTTATCGGTATCAATTGATATCAATTCATTGTTTGACCCCATTTCAAAAGCAATCTCTGCTCCTCTACCAGCATCATGGTAATCACATGGTTTCATTGGTCCTTGAAAGTGTGCAAGATATGATTCAATAGTATCCCAATCCCAAGAATCATAATCAAAATCTGGTTTCATTTAAACTTACACTCCACCATAATTTCAGTTAAACAAGCGAGAAGATTAATCTCTTGGTCAGCTACGAACGCAATCTGATACTGATACTTTGCCAGAATTAATACTGCCTCTGGAATTGAAACAGGTTGCAGCACATTATACAAGGCATCATAAATCTTACGAATAATCATATTCGGATCACTATCTATATTGTTAACGATCCAAGTCTTAACCGTTTTAAATTCTTTTTTACTGAGAGAATTGATTAGTTGATCTAAATTTACATCAGCAATATCGCATAATACTGCAGTATCAAGAGATCCACCAACCGAATGTCTTTGTGCTTCATTCAAAGTTCTACGCCAATCTGGATAGTAACGTTGAATTAATTTGACAAGCACCTTGTCTTCATACATTACATTGTTTTTAGAAAGAATAACTTTTAGGCGCTCAAAAAACAATGCTTGTAATTTTTGTTGCTCGGTGTTTTTAATGCGAAAATCAACTACAGTGCAACGTGAATGCAACGGGTCAATAATTTTATTGATGAAGTTACAAGTTAAGATGAAGCGACAATTGCCATGAAACTCTTCTATAAATGCACGAAGAGACAATTGCACATCATGTGTAGTATTATCTGCTTCGTCAATGATGACGACTTTATGCTTACCACCATTAGTTAAACTGACTGTACTGGCGAATTGCTTTACACGTGTCCTAATCGTGTCCAGGAAGCGTCCCTCGTCGCTTCCATTGATAACAATGTAGCTGAGACCTAGTTGGTCGCAGAGCGCCTTAGCAACCGTCGTCTTACCCACTCCAGGGGGTCCTGAGAGCAGTAGGTTAGAAATCTCTTGCTGCTCTACAAAACCCTGAAACATTTTCTTTAACGAATTAGGGAGGATACAATCTTCAATCTTGTGGGGTCTGTATTCCTCCACCCACAGAAAGTTCTTTTTCATAATCTCGAGTTCCCATGCATAAATTTGAATAATCTAGACAACAAGCGACACATCCGTCACAAGATTTCATGGTTCTAACGCAATATAATAAACCAAATCATGTGCGGCATTTCTCCATTCAGAAATTAAAAACTCACTGATTTTAACAGTGTAGTCTCCAGGAAGAAGACGAAGGTTTTCAATTTTCATATAAAATTTATAGTCTCCAGTTGTATTACCAGGAATTATTTGCTCAAATGTATTTGAAGTGTCATTCTCTCTATCTCCAACCGCAAGAGTTATTTTACCATCATCTGTAATAACTGTTAGATCTGGTAGACTATAAACTGAAGATGCTCTTAACAATGATTCAATAGTTTTACTACTAATGGTAAACTCAACATTACTACCAGGAAATTTTACTGCTTTGTCTGGTGCTGTTTTAAGAGTAATAGTTGGATCAGAAAAATAATATTTTACTCTACGACTCGTTGCACTATCTTTAATTGTAAGATAGTCTTGATTATCAAAGATTAGCGTGGGACTATCAAACAAAGAGAGACCAGACATAAACTGATTTAATTCATAGATAGAAAAATCTTGAGGAAATTCTTCATTGATAGAAGCAACAGAAATAATATTTTCTGCAGGCGAAATAGTTTTTAGAGTATTTCCTTTCTTTACTACAATTGACGGATTAATTTGACAAAAGTTTTTAAGAATAGAAAGCGTTTGTGCCGAAAGAGGAACGTTAGTTGTCATTGTTTAAACTCCTGTAAACCGTTATCAACACGGTTGTAATGTTTATCAAAGTGAAGTAGTAGCATAGCATAATGAATTACTTTTAGCAAGTCGCGTTTGTTGTGACCATCTTTGTCACCATAACGACTGCCATATTTGAGAATATTCGCCTGACAGAAGTCTGGTGCCAGGTCTTTTGCTGCCATCAAATCAATTGTTTGAATGTCATTATAAGCATCATTATGACCACAGTAGTGACTACCGTAAGTGCTCACAACATACTCCTCAACTTCTTTGAGGATTTTGTCTTCATTGTATTTCCATTGCATAATTTATTTCCTCAATGATTTTGCTCTTGCTGTTCTTTGCGAAGGAGATGATCCCTGCGTTCTGGATCAATAAATTCTCGTTTTACTCCTCTCTTACTATAACCAGAACCTTTTTGTGCCTTAACAAGAGCGGTGTTAACCTCTTCATACAAATTTTTATAGATTGTATAATTTGTATCTTTCATCATATAAACTTTATTATCATGATCATTTAGCAAAGCAGCAAAAGCGTCAAGCACACGATTTGCTTTAACTGTGCCAAATGTAAGCGTGACCACGGTGTTGGGTTTGTTAGACATGTTGTTTCTCCATAATAAAGAGTTTTGGGTTGCTTAATAATGTGCTGTTAAAGAGTAACAGCACTTTCCTGAGCATGACGGCGCACCATCTCTTCTGGAGATTCATTATCGTCATCATCAGGGTCTACGTTAGCATCAATCTTGGCATACAGCTCAAGGAAGGATTGCTTGGTTTCATCATCAAAACGAGCAACACAAACTTCAATTGCTTTCTTACGCTTACCGAAGATGTTGAATGCACGGATGATATGCACAAGGCGGCGAGTAGAAACAATCTCGTCTACACCACCATCGTAGAAGGTCTTACGAATAATCTCTGCCCATGCTACCAGACGCTCAACAAACTCAGCATCGTAAGCATCCAGAGACTCTGCAACTTTTTTGAGAATAGCAGTTTCTACTTTAGGCGAGGGGTATGGTTGCTCAAAGGTTACAGGGAAACGCTCAAGGAATGCTTCGTTGAGCACATTGGTGCCGATGAAGCGACCGTCATCGCTGCCCTTACCTTTGGTATTGGCAGTGGCAATTACATTGAAACCGTCAGCAGGTTTGACATACTTACCAATCTTCTTCAGAAAGACACCTTTGCCTTCTAAGACTGATTGCAAGCAAAGAATTTTATTAGATGCAAGATCCACCTCATCCAGAAGTAAGATTGCGCCGCGCTCAAGTGCTTGGATGACTGGACCGTTGTGCCACACTGTTTCGCCGCCAACAAGGCGGAAACCCCCAATAAGATCGTCCTCATCTGTTTCGATAGTGATATTGACACGAATCAACTCCCTCTTCAGTTGAGCACAAGCTTGCTCAACCCCAAAAGTTTTACCGTTGCCAGACAGACCAGTGATAAAGACAGGGTAATACTGGCGAGAAGAAATAATTTTCTTAATATCAGTGAAGTTACCAAAGCTGACGAAGTTAACATCACGAGCAGGAATAAGGTTTTCATTTTTTTCTACTACAGGATCAACTGCAGGTTGATTGAAAGTTTGCTCTAACTGCTCTACAGCAGTCAGGTGCCACAGACCACGCTGCACCTTGAATGATTCAAGTTTCTTGGTAAGAGTTTGGTAAGACACACCAATCTCATCAGCATAAGTGCGAATCTCAGCAGCAGTAACAACCTGACCGAAACGCGCAATAATAGGGGCGACTTCAAAATTTTGCATAATGGGTTTGTTTTGTATGTAAGTATTATAGGGCAAAAGGAGTGGGGGGGCAACCCCCCAAGTAATTAGATTAACTGATGAGTGAAGCGAAAGAGGTCAACATCTTCTTATTGACACTTTTCTTGGCAAGAGATTTAGTAAATGCCTTGCCAATTTCTTTAGTGCCAGCATCCGCTTCCACATCAAATTCGCTATTTGCAGATAGCGAATCTGTTGCCATCAGATAGAGAGACTGGTATCCCAGAAAATCTACTAGCTCAGCAGATTTAGTTTTCTTCCACTGTTTCTGCACTTCATCAAAAGATATTTTACAATCTTCAAGATGATAAGTGTTGTTTAATCCACGACCATTCACAAGACGAATACCAATTAAGTTTACATCGGGAAAACGATCACGCACACACTGCAGAAATACTTTGGTAATTTTATCAGAGTTACCATAGTATCCACCCTCAAAGCGAGGATACATGCGACCAGTTTTACGATCACGCAGCACACAATGAGAATCAATATGATTATAACCTACACGACCTGGGCGATAGTTATTTTCAATCAGATAATTAATTGACTGAGATTCACCGTCAGTCAGAATAACCACATTGGTTTTCTGCACTTTAGTGCGCTTTTGAAACTCAGGAATAACTACGGTGAGAGCAATCACTGCTTCATTCAATGGGGTGCCAGACAACCCATATCCACCAGGCAAAGTGTAACCAGAATATCCTTTCTCTCCCTGCACAAGACGCCAGAAATTCTTCAGTTGAGCTTCAAGGTCTTTGGTATTACGACCATTACTACTGACCATATTTAGCAGGCGAAAGTTTTCATATACCGCCACATAACCAGGCACTTCTTTGTGATGCTTGGGAGATTTTGTACGAGTGCCAGACGAATAATCGTAAGATCTCTGATACCAATAGTCATTAGTAAACGCATAAATTTCAAACGGAATCTGCACCTTCTTACAAA